GCCGCCAGCATTGATTTCAAATTCGCCGCCTGTGTAATCGGCTGGATTGGACAAAATTAACGAAAAACTCAATTTGCGTGGAGTGGGTAAATCTACATTGGTGCTTGGCAGCAAGTCCATGTGTTCATCATATTTGCCACCGCCTTCGTTGTATTCGGCATATTGAAAAAAATCAAAGCCATATAAATTGAAGTCGTAATAATTGTCATTAATGACATTAGTTAAGCCAAACAGCTTTTCAAAAATCCATTTATTTTCTGCATCAACATTGCACATCGAAATTCGTGATTTTCTATATTCTTCATCTGTAATCATTGCTCCATCGCGCTGAATTAACGGGTCAGTTGTTTCTTTGGAAGCGCAGTATTTATCAATTTTTTGCAATTCCTCTTCTGTAAACCATCCATCCCAATACACATAGGAATTGATATGGTTATGCACAATGTGCGGCGCTGTTGTTAAATTTCTTGTCATGTAATTTTTTCAAAAAGGTGGGGTACTCGCTGCGTCCGTGGTAGCAAACTTTCGTTCTTTCGTCCACAGCATCCGCTTTCCCCCGTAAATCAAAACGGCATATCGTCCGGCATATCGTCAAAGCCACTGCTACCTTTGGCCTGTTCCTTGTTTTCTACATAAGGCTTATTGATGTACGCCCAGCCGTTCCAGCCACCCTCTATCAACGGGACAACATCCAGCTTGAGCATTGGGCCATTCTTGGTTTCAATGATTGAGCCAATCCGTTGATAGCGGTTTTTCTTTTGCCCATCCTTGTTCGTGTATTGACCAACGATGACAGTGATTTCTTCCAAAACTTTTGACATTTAGAACTCCATTGAAAATTTGTGTTGCACGCCAATGGCGCGGATGATTTCTTCATAGTAAAGCCGTGCGGCTTCAACCTTGGTTTTGATTTTTTCTTCCAACGCCAAGTCGCGTTCATAGTGAACAAGCGTCACGCGCAACTCAGGGATGATGTGGTCAACCTTGTGCAGTTGCCAATCCTCATAGCCTATAAGCGCGTCAGGCGTGTTCACGAGGCAATAGGCTACGCTGGCATGGGGAATGTCCCAAAGCATCATGTAAGCCCGCAATTGCCATTCATAGGTGGTGTTGTCTGCCACTTCCGCAAGCGCAGGAAAAGTGCCAAGGCTCCAGCTTGATTTGATGTCAATGATTCTGTCCTCTGCAACAATGTCAGCCTCGCCCGTCAGCCAATCATTTTTGCGGCGCTCTTGGTTCTTGCCATAAGAAGTACCCAGCACTGTGTTCAGCAGTTCAATGGATGCATCTTCAACTTGGATGCCTTTGTCCATGTACTTGCTGGTGATGCGTTCATCAAAGCCGTAGACAAATTCTTTGGCGCGTTTCATCAAAGATGTTTTTGCGCCAACAGATAGCACTTCGTTTTTGCTCTTGGGGTCAGTCATGATTTCAGCCAAAGAACTGGCGCGAAATTTAATGTGGTTCATAGGATTCTTAAAATTTCAAACGTGTTGTCTTTGCGGCAATAGGTGTGACCACCTTTGCCCCACAGCGAATGCGCGTAACTGGACAATGCGCTGGACAGTGACCTTGGCTCAAACTCAGCAATGGGGATGATGGCTACATCGCCCGCATTCAATGGTGTCAAATAGGGCTTGATGTGCTTGGTCAAACTGCCATGCTCATGCACACATGGACGGCGCTTTTTGGGTTCAACCACTTCCAGTTCGCCATACTTGATGCCCTCAATGTCAATGACGGCAAACTTGCAGCCCATGTTTTCCAGCATTTTCAACGCCCGCTGAATAGCAACTTGTCTTAATTCGCTCACTTGATTTTTCCTTTCATTTCATCTTTTTTGGCGGTGATTTGCTTTTGCAAATCTGAACGGCTGGCGGTGGCAGCATAGGCTTCGCTGTAGGATTTCCGCAACTCGCCTTCTGTGGTGCAAGCATCCAATGCAGCCAAGAAGTCAGCCATCTGTGATTCGGTAATGTCAATGGTCTTGCGCTTGGACGCAGCATTGCCATCATCATCTTCCGGAGCGACACCACACGCAGCCATCAGGCTGTAACGCCGAGCGTAGGTCAATGCCGAGCCATACCCTTGCGGGTCTTGCTTGGCGGCAGGAACGTGCAGCTTGCCACAGTCAATGTGTTCGCCGGATTCATGGATAAAGCTGGTGCTGACAATTACGCCATCATTGCATTCGTGCAGCACTTGCACCAATGCGATGCCATTGTTGTTCAAGGCATCAATCACGGCCTCGACCACTGCGGCAAGGTCAGCATACTTGCTACGGAAATGCGGATTGGTGCTGGTCTTTAACGCAGGCCCGAAAGCCTTTTGAGCGCGTACCAAAGCTGTTGCGATTTCTTTCATGTTCAACCCCTCCAAGCCAACAGAACGCCCCAAAACGCAAACAGCGAATAGGTCAGCAGTGCATACAAAAAGTTTTGCAATCGTTTCATTTTTCTTCCTTTACAAAAACGCCATTCGGCAACAAAGTTCCTTTGCGGTCTTGGATTTCCGCATACGCATATTTCATGCAATCCACCAAATTAATGTCCAGCAGCGCACAGTAGATGACAAGGCAGACCATCACATCGCCAACGCCATCAATGGTTCCCTCGGCATCACGCTTGATGGTGGCATCTGCAAGTTCGCCCAACTCGCTGAATGCTTTGAGCAATTGAGTCGCTGGCGTGCTGTTGGGAATGATGCGGCGGGCTTCTGCCCAGCGGATGATTTCTAATTCAACGTGAGCATAGGTCATGATTTATCCATTTCTATGGCTTCAATAAATTTTTCAATTTTTTCTGTGGCTGCAATCCAGTTGAAGAACAGCACATCAATCAATCTGTTTGTCATTGATGCTCCTAAAAAGACCGTTTCGGAATGTTGCGGCATGGGTGAATTATAAGCCAACTTACAGCAGTGTCAACATCTTTTTTTCAAAAACTCCCTTCATCAACTGGTGTTTCCCACCACTGCGATTGAGTGGCGTACATCTTGGAAAACGCTTTGGTGTCTTTCTCCAGTTTGGACACTGGCAGACCGCAATGCTTGTATCCATCACGAATGGAATTGAAATAAGAGGTCATGGGCGGGTAATAATCGCCCGCATTCATGTAGTAAATCAGCGCGTTCACTTGACCAGTGCGGGTTTCAATCTCCGCAAGGTCACGCCCATAAAGCCGTGGGTAACCCTCATACCTATCCAACGCCGTCAAACAAGCGTCAGTGATGTTCCAAAGCCCGACCAATACATAGGAGCCAAGATGCCATTCAATGTCAGCAACGCCCCGGAATGTCAGGCGGTAATCAATGAGCCGTCCCGTGCCAATGAACTCAGCAGCAGGGCATCGAGTCGCCATCTGCGCGTGGTTCAAGTTGCTCCCATAAGCAGCGTAAATCATGTGTAGTCCTTTCAAGTTAAAGCAATCTTTACAACAAAGTTTTCAGCAAGCAAGTCAGTCAAAAAATGCTGCGGGGTGTCGCATCTGATGCAAGCGCCACTGAATAAAAAGCATCGGTACGCAACCTCCTCCATGTATTCGTCAGCATCACCCGGCTGCACCAAACTGGAGCGCATCATCTTGTCAACAAACTCAGTGGCATCGGTGGCGGTCAAATAACCGCCTCCTGAGAAAAGGTAGGCGGTCGGTGTCATACAGCCACCTCCTCGGTAAATTTGTTTGCGCGGTTCTTGTAGAAGGCGGCAGTGGTCTTGCTGATTACTGCGCGGCGCACCATGCCACCCAGCATCACATCCAGCGCGTCTTTCGCGGTGGTCGCTGTAGCGAAGGGCTTGATGGTGGTGGTGCTTTCGGCATCAGCGACCATTGCATAGGTCAAACGGATGTACTGCTCAACCTTGTCGGCATCCACTGTGCCAGCGTGATTGCGGAACTCAACCGAACCCATGCGGAAGAAGGATTGGAGGTTCAGCTTGAAGTAACGGCTGTCAGCGTACAAGGCAGACAGGGCGCGGATGTTCTTGCAAGCATCAATGGCGTGAAACATGGCTTCAGCGGGCAAGCCGTTTTTGATGCTCTTGCAAAAGCGATTGTTGTTGTCGCGTCGGCTTTCGGGCTGGATGCTGTCCAGTGCGCCTTCAAACTTCACGAAGCGTTTGAACAAGTTACGGAACTGTGCGATGTTCCAAGTGCGGGCATTGTGGTGAATGTGGAAACCGCAGGACTTGTTCACTTTTGCGCCAAGGGCAACCAAGATTTCGCAAACTTTACGAGCAGTGGCGATGCCAGCCTCGCCTTCAAGGATGGGGCTGACCACTTCAAAAGCAAAGCGACCTTGGATGCTGCAATCAGGCTTGATTTGCCACATGTCATAAGCGCGACCAGCGTAGCCAGCGGATTCAGTGTAGATGCCTGCATCGCGCAGTGCCCGGATAACCACTGGAGTGTCCACATTGAAGCACTCGAGTTCGATTCCAAATTTGCCGTTTACCATGTTGCTTACTCCTAAAAAGACCCCGTTAAATGTTTGGGGCATGGCGAGAGTATAAGCCAACTTATACGGGTTTTGGGCTTTTTTTCAAATTTTTTTATAGGGACAAACCCTAATACCGGGAGGGGTGTAAGCTGTGTTACACTTGCTCATGGACAAAGAAACCGCAATCAGATTGGCTGGCAGCACCAAAGCACTTGCTGAAATTTTGGGCATTTCCCGGCCCGCGATTTACCAGTGGGGGACAAGCGTACCTAAGATGCGCGTGTTCCAGTTGCAAGCCTTGCGACCTGAGTGGTTCAAGTAATGTGAAACCCGGCTAAGTGCGAAGTCATGAGCGCACTGAAAAGCGAGCCTCCCCGCCTGCCGTTGTTTCCTTTTTGTGGAGGACAGTTGGAGATGCCATGCACTACTACCAATTCAACATTGGTGATTATCAAAGCCACACGGCGCACTTGACCGAGACAGAGGATTTGGCATACCGCCGGATGCTGGATTGGTCTTATTTACATGAAAAGCCTTTGCCGCTTGACCCCGCTGATGTGGCGCGGCTCATACGGATGCGAACGCAGAGCGAAAGCATTGCAAGCGTTCTGCAAGAGTATTTCCAACGCACTGCGGATGGCTGGGTGTCAGCGCGAGTGCAGGCTGAAATTTCCAAGGTAGGCGCAAAGTCTGAGAAGGCTGCGGAGAGCGCGAAGGCTCGGTGGTCAAAGGCAAAGGATGCAGACGCAATGCGAACGCATAGCGAAGGCAATGCTACACAAGACACAAGACACATAACCCAAGACACAAAACCCAAGAAAACATCCATCGCCCCGCCTGACGGCGTGACGGCATCAGTTTGGCAGGATTGGGTGATTTTGAGGAAAGCCAAAAAAGCAGCGGTCACGCAAACGGCGCTGGACGGCATAGAGCGTGAAGCCCGCAAAGCAGGCATCAGCTTGCAGGAGGCTTTGGAAATATGCTGTGCGCGTGGATGGACAGGTTTCAAGGCAGGATGGATGGCAACAGACCAATCAAGGTATCAGCCACCACAACTCAGCGCAGCGCGAACCATTTTTGGTGATGAAAGGGGCTTTGATGTCAAACAAATTGCCTGATGGCTGGATTCAGAAAATTTTTGCCGCAATGCACGGCAACTATGGAACCCGGTTCATGAATCAATGGAAAACGGGACAGACCTTGCCGGATGGCACAGACGCTGGCGTGGTCAATGCCATGAACCACTGGTCTGAAAAAATGGCTGGGGTCAGTGCAGCCACCATCAAGCGGGCGCTGGAGCAGTTGCCGGAGGAGCCGCCAAGCCTTCCGCAATGGCTGGCGCTGTTGCGCCGCAGTTATGTTGAGCCGCCCGTCTTGCGCTTGGGCAATGACCTGACCGCCGAGCAGATGGCCGCGAACAAGCGCCGCATTGCCGAACTCATTGCAAAGGTGAAAGCCAATGTTTGACCAAGAAGCTATCAGAGCCGCAGTGTTCGCCAACTATGTCCGGCTGTGCAAATTGCCCGGATGGAAGGATTACGCATGGCACGAAGTCAAACGGCTCGATGAACAGGATTTGTTCAAAGGCATCAAAGACCATGTAATCAAGGAGATGAAAAAAAATGATTCTTAATTTGACGCTTCCTTGGCCTCCATCGGTCAACACCTATTGGCGAACTTTCAATGGGCGCATGATTATTTCAGCGGATGGTCGCGCATACCGCAAGGCAGTGGTTGACCAACTCATGGAACAGCGCCAGCAAAAATTTTTTGACGGCCCGCTGCGGATGACCATCAAAGCATATCGCCCGGACAAACGCCGCCGCGACCTTGACAACTTGTTCAAAGCCACATTGGATGCATTGGCGCACGCTGGTGTTTATGAAGATGATTCACTGATTCATGACCTACGCATCTATTGGGCCGACACCATCGGGGGAATGCTCAAAGTGCAAATTGAGGAACTGGAATGAAAACACCCTATGCCGCAGTTGATTTCATCATCAAGAACGCGCCGTTGTATGCAAAAGCCAAGTCAGAGCGCGTACACCTTGAGGAATTCCGCAAGAGCAAAAAGGCGCTGCTCATGAAGGAAGCAATGGTCGCAGGCTTTGATTCAGCCGTCAGTCAAGAGCGCGAGGCATACGCCCATCCGGACTACAAAGCGCTTCTGCAAGGGCTGGCAGTAGCGATTGAGAAAGAGGAGACGCTGAAATGGCAGTTGACGGCGGCACAGATGAAGACCGAGGTGTGGCGCACTGAGAGCGCCAATGACCGCATGGAGGGCCGCGCCACTACTTAGGGTTTATCCCTAGAAAATTTTTTTGCTCTGATGCCAAAAGCCGTATAAGCTGGGTTATACTTTCCCCATGCCCCGAACGGTTTGGGGTCTTTTAAGAAGGAAGCAAGATGACCAAAGTAGAAGCCCTCAACAAAGCACAAGCAGCCCGCCATGCAGCCAAAGTAAAGCAAGCCACTGTTGCTTTATACGCTGTAACTTTTGGCGGCAATGACAGTCTGACACAAGCCGCTATGTTGGATGCCGATGTAGCAACAGAGGCCGCAAAAAAATGGGAATGGGTTGCCGCAATGCACCCAGCAACCCGCAAAAGCATGATTCGTAAGCAAGTATTGCCAACTTTTATGTTCGGTTACTGATTATTGAACAAACGGGGCTTCGGCCCCTCATAGAAAGCAAATCATGATTAAATTTAACAAGTTCAACGTCACCAACGGAACAGTCAAAGCGCGTGTGTGGTACAGCCTTGACAACCGCACTGACCAGCGCAAGTGCGTCACCATCTACGCCAAAGACTACACCCGCGAACTCGGCAAAATTTTTGCAGATGAATACAGCAACGCCACCGACCTGATGACAGATTACTTTGACACGGGCAAAGTGGTTTTGTTTGAAGACCACCCTCTGTATGCCCAAGCCCGCGCAAAAGTGGCGCATTGACCAAAGGAGCCAACATGAAACACCTTGCCTACTGCGATTACATCGCGACAGTCGTGCGCCGCACCATGCTGGTCGCAGATGACCAAAGCCTGATTGATGTTGTCTCAGGCATCCACCTTGACCTTGACAAAGATGGCGCGTTTGTCAGCACGAAAAAAACGATTGATGTCACTGACATGAACGGGCGCAAATACCTTATCACTGTGGAGGAAGCATGAACGAAGCACAGATACGCCAGCGGCTGCTGGATGATGGCTATGACCATGATGAAGTGGAAGCCATGCTGGATGACATGGCATCTGATTGGGTTGACAACAAACGCGAGGAGTCGCTATGACGCAAATTGAATGGGTACTAAACAGGCTGCGGAACAACATCAGCATCACGCCAATTGATGCGCTGAATGGCTGCGGATGTTTCCGGCTTGCTGCAATCATTTTTATTTTGCGAGAGGAGGGCTGGAACATTGAGACTGTCCCGGAAAAAAACCTACTGACCAACAAGACGTATGCCCGCTATGTCATGCAAACGCCCCAACGCTTATGAAATACGTCATTGATTTATTGGCTCTGATTGGGCTGGTGTCCACAATCATTGTGGTTGGGTTCTATCTTGGATATGCCACCTATCAACCAAAATGCGGAACTGTTGCAGCAATCTTTACGGAGCATTGCAAATGAATGATGAAGATGATGAATTTGATTGGATGTGGCGAAAAATGATGACAATCACGCTGGTCATTTTGTGCGCCATTGTGTTTGGCCCGTTGATTTGGGAGTTCATGCAATGACAGGATACGATTCCAAAAAGCGCATGGCTGCGGACAAAATGCAAAAGCAAAAAATTTTAGACCCATTAACAATGAGTGATGATGAGTTGATTGCACATTCCAGCAAACAAGTGCAAGCATTGCGAATGGCTTTGGACATGATTGAGTGTGAAAAATATGAGCGCCGTCATGTTCGCTGGGCAATTATTGATGCGTTAAAAGAAGAAGCCTCAGCACAGCGCACATGGGTAGGGTTGAACGAGCAAGATTTTTCTGCAATCAACCAGTCTTGCTTAACCAAACTACAGGCGGCAACAAGTGCGGAGTCCATCCTCAAGGAGAAGAACAATGGATGACATCCATTCATGCAGCTACCATTGTCAAAATCCTGTGTGCATCAAAGCGCAACGGGACGAATTGCGAGACAGCTATTTCAAGCAACTTGGATTGGTCAATATGCACTATCTCAATGGCTGGAACAACGCATTAGATGAATCCGCTGCACGCATCAGCGAAATGAAAGGCTTTGGACAAGCAACGCATGACAGTTTTGCTGTGTTCATTCAAGGGTTAAAAAGATGAATTTTGAACACGCTTTTCGTGCGCCCAAAGCGCCCACCATTCGCGCCGCGCTGCACGCTTTTCCGGATGGATTGACAGTTGCAGAAATTTGCGCCAAAACATTTATCAGTGAGGGCGTGGTTCGGTCATGCCTCAAAAAAATGGGTGATTGCTACATTGACCGATGGCTGGATGCAAAACTACAAAAACCATTAGAAGCAGTGTGGTGCGCTGTAGACGTTCCGGCTCATTGCCCCAAACCCGAAAGAAACAGATGAAATACCTGATTTTGCTTTTGTTGCTCACTGGCTGCGCTTCCAAACCGCTGATTGACCCAAAATCCAGCACGCACCCGGAGAATTACTACGCAGACGAAATGGAATGCTCCCGCATTGCAGAGGATGTAAATTACGCCAAGAACATGGCGGTCAAAGGAACAATCCAAGGCGGCGGCTCGGCTTTGCTGGCGCACGCGCTGGCTGATTCAAGCGCCAAAGCCTCGGGCCATGCTGCACTGGCGGGGCTGATAACCGGGCTGCTGATGGGCGCAGCGGACGGGGCTTATACGACCTACGAACGCCGGGAAAAAATCCTCCGCACTTGCTTGGGCGGTCGGGGCTACAAGGTGCTGGAATGACCACTGTTGCAGAACGCAAGCATATGAGCCGAGTGGCAGAATTGGGCTGTGCGCTGTGCCACCACCTTGGATATGAAGGAACGCCCGCAGAATTGCACCATCCAAGGGCCGGAACGGGGGCTGGAAGGCGTGCAAAGCACATGGAGGTTATACCGCTATGCCCGGAGCATCACAGAGGCAAGACGGGCTTTCACGGGCTTGGGACAAAAGGCTTCCCGAAACAATACGGCATCACGGAGGCTGATTTGCTGGCATGGGTTGATAGCCAGCTTAAAAGTGTGACACAATAACCCAGCTATGACAAAACTCAAGATAACTTACAAGCCAGTCATTGACCTTATCCCTTACGCACGCAACAGCCGGACGCACTCAGACGCGCAAGTGGCTCAGATTGCGGCCTCAATCAAAGAGTTTGGCTGGACAAACCCGGTGCTGCTGGATGGCGCAAATGGCATCATTGCGGGGCACGGACGGGTGATGGCAGCGCAAAAGCTGGGGGAAGTACAAGTGCCAACGATTGAATTGGGGCACATGACGGACACCCAAAAGCGGGCATACATCATTGCCGACAACAAAATTGCCATGAACAGCGGCTGGGATGCACAGATGCTGGCGCTGGAAATTGGCGATTTGCGAAATTTGGGCACAGATTTAGAACTGCTGGGGTTCAGCGCCGCAGATTTCAGCCGAATGCAGGATGACACTGACCTTGATAGGCTGAACGTCATGATGGATGACGGCGAAGATGAGGATTTGGACGCGCTGGAACACTCAGAGCCGAAAAAAGCCAGTGGCACTCAGGAAAAAAACAAAGCGGAGTTATTCCCTTTGTCAGTCATGCTGGAGCATGAGCAGCGCAACACAGTGTTCCAAGCCATCCGCAAAGCCAAGCAACAGCACGGCTTGGAAACCAGCAGTCAAGCAATTTGGGTTATTTGTAAGGAGTATTTGAATGAAGGCGTTTAGTCGGTATGAGTTGGGCAACGGGAAAGTGGCTGATTTGGATGAAAATTTCCCCAGCTATTTGACAACGTGGAATCATTGGATTGAGTTGCCGGAAGGCGACACCCACTATGTTTACGTTTATCAGGGCACGGCTCTTGTTCAAGACAATGGTTCTTTCTACCAGCTTGAAGCCGGGATGTATGGATGCTTTCCATCAAACATCACCATCGTGGGCGGCGCAGGCATTGTGGTCAGCCGGAAGCGTTTTTATGGAATGTTCAGCATTGGCGGCAAAATTGAAGAAACCGGGCGCTTGAAATACATTGATGGCTGCACCGACAGTTTGCTTATCCCTCCTGTGATGATGGGCGACCCTTGCTTGAACGCATTGTTTTTCCCGCAGGGCATTGACCAAACGGCTCACACGCACCCAAGCGAACGCATTGGCATCGTCATTTCCGGCAAAGGGCGCTGCGTCTCCCAAGAGCCGGACGGCGAAAAAGTGACTGAGTTGGTGGCGGGCACAGTCTTTGCCATCCATGCAGAGGGCGTACACAAGTTCCAAACGCCGTATGAGGAAGGCATGAAGGTGCTGGCGTACCACCCGGACAGCGATTACGGGCCAACGCACCAATTCCACCCGATGCTGAACCGCACGATTGTGGACGGCGTGAGCGCAAACCAAATTTCCAGCATTCAGACCAAGTAGCATGGCCCGCATTCTGAAAAAGGAAGTTGTCCCCGAGGTCAACGTCTATGAAGCAGCCATTGAAAGGTTCAACTACCTTTTTGACAACTTTGACAAAGTGGTCGTGTCATTCAGTGGAGGCAAAGATTCCACTGTTTGCTTAAACCTTGCCTTAGAAGTGGCGCGGGCAAAAAATAAGTTGCCGTTGGATGTTTACTTTTGGGATGAGGAGGCCATCCACCCGGAAACCATTGATTACGTGGAACGGGTCAGAAACCACCCGGACATTCGGTTCAAGTGGCTTTGCGTCCCGGTCAAGCACAGAAACGCTTGCTCACGCTCTGAGCCATATTGGTACTGCTGGGATGAGACAAAAAAAGACAAATGGGTTCGGCCCATGCCGGACAACGCCAACGTCATCAAAACTGTTGCTCACTTCAAGCACGGGGATTCAGTGCCGGACATTGCCCACCATGTCTATGGGCCGGAGTGTGGCAGCGTGGCAGATGTGCGCGGCATCCGGGCTGATGAAAGCCTGAGACGTTACCGCAGCGTGGCAATGAAATCAAAGAACAACTGGATTGGCGCTCCGAGGGATGGCTACAGCTACCCTGTAAGCCCGATTTACGATTGGACAACTTTTGATGTGTGGACAGCGCCCCGGCTCTTTGGCTGGGATTACAACCGCAGCTATGACCTGATGGCAATGGTCGGGCAGTTGCCCAACGACCAACGGGTTTGCCCTCCATACGGAGAGGAGCCGCTGGCGGGCTTTTGGATTTACAAGCAGTGCTGGCCCGAAATGTGGCACAAGATGATTAACCGGGTTCACGGCGCGGCAACCGCTGGGCGCTATGCCAACACGGAACTGTACGGGTTTGGTAAGCTGACTTTGCCGGAAGGCAAGACATGGCGGCAATGGACGTATGATTTGCTTGAGTTGTACCCCAAGGCGCTGCGGAAACAAGTAGCGGCAAACATCGCGGCACTCATTGCAGTGCATCAATCCAAGACCAACCGCCCCATTCATGAAACCGAAGTGGACATGATGACCGGGCTGAGTTGGAAGTTCCTTGCCATGATTGCCAACCGGGGCGATTTGAAGCTGCGCCGTTCCAATCAAGTGACCGCCAATGCGAACTTGGCGCGGGATAAGGCGGGCGTGTCTATGGAATCTTTGGTGGAGGAAGAATATGCAACTCGATATTAAAAAGCAGCCAATCAGCAATGTGCGCTGGATTGACCGGGCGCAATTGAAGCCCAATGACTACAACCCCAACAAGGTAGCACCGCCGGAAATGGAATTGCTCATTACCTCCATCTTGGAGGACGGCTGGACGCAGCCCATTGTGGTCTTGCCTGATGGCACGATTGTGGATGGGTTCCATCGCTACACAGTATCGGCAGATACCCGGCTCATGGCTCGGTATGGCGGCAAGGTTCCCACAGTCACAGTGGACATTGACCCGGTACATCGCCAAATGTCCACCATCCGGCACAACCGGGCGCGGGGCACGCACGGCATCCTACCTATGGCCTCCATCGTGCGGGGCATTGTGGAGGATGGGGTAAGCAAGGAGGAGATACAGGCGCGGCTGGGCATGGAGGATGAGGAAGTTAACAGGCTAGTGGATAGGGCAGGGATGCCAGTGCAGGCAGCACGCAAGCAAGAAGCATTCGGCAGCAGTTGGAAGCCAGTAGCCAAAGAGTAATGCCTACCTATCCCCACAACGCCAAGTGTGCAGAGTTGGGCTGTCGAGAGGCTAGGAGCAGGCTTAATTCCTTCTGCCTCAAGCACGGAGGCCGGGACAATGTGGAGACAAGGGAGTCCAACAGCGCCTATCAGACCCCAGCATGGCGCACAGTCCGGCAACGGCAATTGAGCATACAGCCACTGTGCCAAGCCTGCCTCAGTAGGGGGCGGGTAGAAGCAGCCAATCATGTAGACCATGTGTTCGCGTGGAAGCACATCGGCAAGCACGCATTCCTACGCAACATCTTTCAGAGCCTGTGCCATGCAGACCACAGCCACAAGACAGGGCTGGAGAAGCAGGGCATTTACGTCCATTACACAGCAGAGGGTGAGAAGGCGTACACAATAGGCGACTATGGGTATGTGATGGCCAACCAGTAGGGTGTGGATAACTTTTGATGGAGTTATACACAAACTGTGGATAGATGCAAAAAATTTCAAAAAAATTTGAAAAACTGTGGAAAACTTAAAAATTCTGTGGATAAGTACAAC